CCAACGACCCGGCCGGCCTCACGTTCCGTGAGCGCTGCGTGGTCGAGTACCTGCGCAAGGGCAAGGGCACGCGCGAGATCGCGAACCTGCTCGGTGTTTCGCCGCGCAGCATGTACACGTACTGCGGCCGGATCTTCCGCAAGACGGGCACTCACCATCGGCTGGAACTCCTGGCAAAGGTTAGCGCGTGGTCGCCGGACGTGAACCTGGAGGACGAGATCGAGGCGGTGGCCGATAGGGGGTACCAGTGATCACCCGCCCGCCCACGATCTACGTGGACCCCGGCGTGCAGTACGCAGGCTGGTGTCGCGGCGATCACGGCGTACTTACCGCGGCGGGCAAGATTGATCGGAGCGACTTCAAGTCGCTCGTGTCGTGGATGGCCAAGCGCTGCGTCGTCGAGCAGCCGTGGGGCGTTGGCGATATCGATCGAGCGCGCGGGCATAAGGGCTCGACGCTAAAAGATATCCTCGAACTCACGCTCGCGGCCGGCCAGTATGGCGGCGCGTTTGACACGGCCGTGTTCCTGCCGCCGTACATGGCCCCGAAGCCGATCAGGCACGAGCGCGCGCTTGCGGCACTGGACAGGCACGAGCTGGCGCGCCTGCCTAAACAGAAAACCTATCTCGTGCACACGCTATGCGCCGTCTACATGTTTTTGAGGGATGTGGGGAGGATAGTTGCGTGACGGATAGCACGACCGCAGTGCTCGTGTTCCTGTTGCTCGTGCTCTTTTGCTGGATCGGGATCGGCGGCACGTGCGGCGGTAAGGCGTGGCACATCGGCTGCGATGACCGGCCGATGCTTCATGTGGAGGTACCGTGAGCGTCGTATTAGGCGACATGCGCGCGATCCTGCCCTCGCTCCCGAGCGAGTGCGTGCATAGCATCGTAACGGACCCGCCCTACGGCCTATCGTTCATGGGCAAGGGCTGGGACGGGCAAGTCCCCGGCCCCGAGTACTGGCGCGAGTGCCTCCGGGTAGCTAAACCAGGGGCGCACCTACTAGCGTTCGGCGGCACGCGCACAGCGCACCGGCTCGCGTGCGCGATCGAGGACGCAGGATGGGAGATAAGGGACTGTCTGTCGTGGTTGTACGGGAGCGGTTTCCCGAAGTCCCATGACGTGAGCAAGGCGATCGATCGGGAAGCGGGGGTTGAGCGCGAAGTAATCGGCCAAAGCGCATACGCGGCCCGTGCTAATAAAGAACCTAAAGGCATGAACCCCGGCGGGGGGCCGCGAGATGTAGAGGACACACGCAACGTAACATCCCCCGCCACCCCCGCCGCGGCACAATGGAACGGATGGGGCACGGCCCTGAAACCGGCATGGGAGCCGATCTACCTGGCGCGCAAGCCCTTGGTCGGGACCGTGGCCAGCAACGTGCTCGCGCACGGGGTGGGTGGGTTGAATGTTGATGGGTGTAGGATCGAGACTAGCGATAACCTGAACGGTGGGGCGTACGGGGACAACGAACGGCGCCGCGACGAATACACGTCAACCGATAGCGCCCCCGGCGCAGTTCCGTTGTCGCGTTGCAATCGAGGTATCGGCGATTTCGTGCAACCCGCTGGCCGCTGGCCCGCGAACCTGTGCCTGGACGAATTAGCGGCGGCGATGCTTGGGGAACCGTCCAGGTTCTTCTACACGGCCAAGGCCAGCCGCAGCGAACGCGAGGCGGGCATCAACGGGAACGGTTCCCGCGCGAACACGCACCCAACGGTCAAGCCGATCGCGCTCATGCGCTGGCTCGTGCGCTTGATAACGCCCCCTGGCGGGATAGTCCTCGATCCGTTCGCGGGGTCGGGCAGTACGGGGATCGCGGCGCGGGCGGAAGGCTTTATATTCCTCGGGTGCGAGATCGATCCGAGGTACGCGTACCTTGCGAACGTGAGGATGCAACCATGACCACCCTTCACCGCGCACCGTCGGAGGCACCATGACCACCCTCCAACAACTCGCCTGGACCACGCACGTGCACCACTGGCGCTACGTGCACATGACCGCGCCGACGATCAGCGCGCGGCACCTCCTGCTCGCGTTGCAGTGCACGTTCGGCGAAGTCGTAGGGCGCCTGATCGAGCGCGGGGACAAGCTACCGGACTCGGCTTGGAGGGAGTACCAGTGATCGGGCTCAACGCGTGCCTGCTCTCGATCTACTCCGCGCGCAATTGGGCGACGAAACTCAAAGCCGCGCGCCCGGATCTGCGCGGGCACGTCCTAGAGTACTGGTGCGTGCACACGTTGCCGGGCCTGTTCGCGTGGGGGCCGGGAGACGGTGTGCGTCCGCGTACGGGGCCGTGACCTACCAGCGCTGGATCGTCGGGCGCCCGAACGGGCAGTACATGATCTTCGACGGCCGTTGGGGCTATCCCTTACAAGGTCCGTATACAACTATAGAAGCAGCGCGTTATGATCTAGCTACACCCACGGAGGCCATAGTGACGGACGAGAATCAGGTAGCGGAAGTAGTCGAGACGGCAGAGAAACCCGCGCGGCGCAAGCGGCGCACGAAGGCCGAAATCGAGGCCTCGAACGGGACCGCGATCGTTCCAGCGCCCGCCGACGAAGCGATTGCGCAGTGGGAGCAGGAGGCTAAAAACCTTCTCGCTACGCTCGCCCTCGCGGTGATCGAAAACCAAGCGGAGATGGACGAAGCCGGCGACATCAAGAGGCAGGCGTTCGAGAAGCAGAAGCAACTGGAGGCGGAGCGCAAGGATCTGAAGGCGCCCGTGCTGGAGGCCGGCCGCAGGATCGATAACAAATTCAAACCGGCTCTCGGGTACTGCCAAGCGATTCAGGACGCGTGCGAGAAACTGATCGTGTCGTTCCGCCTGAAAGCTGCGGCCGAGCAGGACGCCGCCTTGAAAGCGATCGCCGACTCGGGCGGGACCTTGGCGGACGAGAGCACGCTGGTTGTCGCGCACGGCGCCGAGGTGCTCGCGTTGCCGGACACTGTAAGGGAAGTTGTCACCTACACGTGGCGTGTCACCGACGCGGGCGCGGTGCCCGACGTGTACTGGCACAGGGTGCTGAACGCGGCCTTGATCGACGGGATCGTCAAGGAAAAGGGCTTCGCCGCGCAGCAGGACATCCCCGGTATCCTGATCGAGCGGGAGATCGGGATCGTGAATAAGGCTAGCCGGGGCTGACGTGCCCCATAATAACGGCCGCGGCATGAACTGGATCCGCCTGGAGAAGCGGCTCGCGATCTACCATCGCGACCGCTTCGACTGCGTTTGGTGCCGCGGGATCTTCCCCCTGAACGAGCGCGGGTACGGCCTCACGCTCGACCACCTGGTGCCCGGTAGAGACCACCGACCGGAGAACCTAGTTACCGCGTGCAACTCCTGTAATGTAGCGCGGGGCTCCGCCACCGTGGAGGAATGGCTGCTCGTACTGCGCCGGGCCGGCCACAGGCGTGTACGCGAACGTATCCGAACTCACATCCCGATCGACTTGCAGGCCGGGAAATATCTTATGTGGCTGCGTCGGTGTAGTGGAACATCCTGTCCATAGCTGATAACATTGGGTAGTACAGTTACCGGCTTGAGCGGGAGGTTTTTATGTCTGCGGAAGTACTCAGTAAGCGTTTTCGCTTCAAATGGATGTCAAAAGATCAGGGCGCATGGTGTCATCAAATGCGCTGCGATCAGCCGGCGGTCTCCAATCGCCTGTGCGCGGTTCATGGGGCTTGGTGGCTCTCGCACGGGCAGCAGCCGCCGATGCCGGACTACTACGAGGGCGAAGCGGTGAGCGGGGTTGAGGCACTGAAGAAGGAAGCGCTCGACGCCGATCGCGAGCGCCGGGCGATAGCGGATCTGCCAATGAGGAACCATAACGACGCTAGGGTCATGCGCGATCAGCTGACGGGAGCCCGCGCGCTGATCGAGCAGACGCGCGCGACCAAAGACGCGCACATACAGCCGCTCGTCGCCGAGGTCCAGCGGCTCGAAAGCGCGTACGACAAGGTGATCGCCGCGTACCGCTCCTGCGAAGCGCTGGCGCTGGAGCGCCTGGAGCAGATGGATCATCTGCACGACTTCGAAGTGGCGAAGCCGAGCAAGTCCGGCTTTCCGCCGAGGCCGCAACGGCAGTCGGCGGCGCCACGGGTAGCGAAGAAGGGCCGGGGGAGGAAGCGGGCATGAACCGACGAAAGCGCGACATCGCCTACTACAGAAACGAGTACCCGACCCACGCTAACTCGTGCGCGCACCTGTTTGCGGACGGCGCCGAGTACGCGCGTACTAAATTCGCCCACCGCCTGCGCACGGCGCTGGAGTTCCAGCGCAAAAAGCACGAAGTCGATCGAGCTTTCGCGCCGTCTACAACCGAGGTGCTTGAGGAGTTGATCGAGGAACTGGAGAAGGACGCGTGAGCGACGACGAACTAGCCCGCGCCTACGCGCGGATCGACGAGTTGGCCGGCGAGTGCCTGAAGCTGCGGCAGCGCCTGGACGAGCGAGAGAAACGCATCGTAGAGCAGCAAGCCTACTGCGACGCGCACACCGACACCCAACGCAAGCTGGATAACGAACGCGACCGCGTTACGCAGTT